CTAGAATCGATAAATCTCGATCTCCAGGTTATCCTTTCAATCTTCGTTATAAGACGAAAGGGAAGGTGATGGAGTGTGAGTACGGTTGGGGATTTATTGTCCAAGCTGTGTCCCAGATCATGTCCACAGGTAAGGTCGATATGGTTTTTGAAGTTCGCCCTAATTTTAAAGTCAGATATCGCCATGCTTATTGGCAGACTTCTGGCAAGGGCGAAATGAGAACAGTAGATAAATTACTCCATCCCGATATTAACAAACGTAAGACGCGTACTTTTATGGCAGGTGATTTTATCTGTCATTGTATAGCGCTGATGTTATATGGGGATCAGAATGATGATCTACTGAGGATGTCTCACGAAAAGGAGTGGAGTGCTGTTGGAATGTCACCGTGGTATGGTGGATGGGATAAGATGGCGAAAGAGTTGCTAGGCAGTAATTCTCCAGACGATGCTAAGTTCGCCTGTGAAGATGTCTCGCATATGGAAGCAAGTGTGAACGACTACTTCCAAACCGTTATCTATCGCACCAGAAACGCTAATTTAGTGAGCGGAAATCTTGGGCCAAGAGAAGTCAAAAATCTCATGAATTGGGCCTTTGAGAATTCAGTTTACTCTTACGTTATTGATGTGACAGGGTATCTTTTGCTGTTGGTGGGGAAAAATAAGTCAGGACATTTTAATACCCTGACTGATAATACTCTCTGCCTTATCCTTGTGCTCTTGTATAGGATGATATACTTTATGAAGCGTGAAAACACTTCTGACCCTAAGTTGCCACCCCTACAAGATGTGCTAAAGCGTTATTTTGGAACCCCCCTAAGAGCTATGGGAGATGATTCTATCATCTCTGATTTGAGCTGGGTTGGCCCATCTAGAGATGTTGCAAAACACCTTGGGTTCGATATCAAATTGGAATGTCCTGTTGGACTCCTCTCTGATTCATCGTTCCTTAACGCTGGTTTCCATCGTACCACGTTGATGTGGTACATGCGCCCAAATTTTGACAAGCTTCGTGCGTCTATTTTGTTTAATTGGAAGTGTAAGTCCTGGAGGCTTACATATGTCAAGGTTTGTGCGTATCGTATGTTGGTGTTCCCTTTTGAGAGGTACCGTGTTGAAGCAGAT